ATCACCGGCCCATACGATGTCGTCTTCTTTGACAACACGAGCGTCACGCTCGCGAGCGACAACGCCGCATTCGCCATCTCGGACACCGATGCACTGGAAACGGTCGGCATTGCGCAGTTGTCATCATTTGACATCGGCAACAACCGATTCGCCCAAGCGGTCAACCTAGCGATGCCATACGTTTGCTCCGGTGGCACCAGCCTAGGTGCGGCGCTCATCACCCGTTCCAGCCACACGTTCTTCGGGGCCGCTACTGATCTACAGCTGATCGTCTATCTCGAACGGTACTGATCATGTCGTACACGTTCGGTGCCGCCACCAGCGACGACATCACAACCACAACGGTGCTGCAACTTGGGGCAACGAACGTCAATACGTTCGTCGCTGGCTGGTGGTATCCGACGACCCTCACATCGACCCGAGGCTACTGGAGTGGTGGCAACACGTTCGGCGCTGAGGTTGACAGCACGACATCACAGATTCGGTTCCGCACGCAGAACGGCACCACGAACGGCCAGTGGACAACATCGGGGACGGCGATCACCACCGGCAAATGGTGGTATCTCGCGTTTCTGAACTCAAACAACAACACTGGTGCTGCTGCTGCGTGGCGATGCTGGATCGGTGACGCCGAATCCGCTCCGGTCGAGCAAACCGTCACGGTCGCCACCACACCGTCAGGGAACTTTACCGGCAACGCCAACGCTTATCTCGGCAACAAAGGCACCGGCACCCTCGCATTTCAAGGCGACATCGGTTGGGCGACGTTCGTTTCATCAAACACGTCCATCGTGTCGGTCCTGCCGATTGCTGTTGCTGGAGCAATCTCAAACGGTGAAGCCCAGATTGTGCATGATCAGTGGGTTTATCCGTTGTGGCGGGGCATTGCCAAACGTGACTATCCGTACACGGCTTGCGACGTTCGGTACTTTGATCTGCGCGACCCGTCCGTCTATCGGTTCTCGCACGGAACGACAGTGGTCAACGACATGGCGACGGCGACTGTGAACGGTGCAACGGTGGCAACGTCAGAGCCACCGACCAGGCCGATCTTCAACTGGCCCAACGTGTATCCGCTGAGAAGGCGCTAGCCCATGTCGCTGCTACTGCTCTTCACTGGCGGTGCCGCACCCTCGGGCATCTCGGGCACCATCGCCACCACAAACGCCGACGACACGGCAACCGCCTCAGGCGTCGTGTCCACGGCCGGCACCATCGCCACCACCAATGCAAACGACACGGCATCGGCGTCGGGCACCATCAGCACCAGCGGCACCATCGCCGCAACGAACGCCAACGACACCGCCACGGCATCGGGCGACTCGGGCACCCCGGCCCCGACCGGCGGTGGTGCTGCTCGACCACGGATGCGGTACGAACGGCAGCCGTTGCCAACCGTTGAGGACGAGTTGGAAGAAATCGCTATGGCGTTGCTACTGCTGCTGTAGCGGAACAAACCGACCAAGTATGGAACAAACGTTCCGAGGCGTGTTCTAAACTGGCAGCACGATGACTGACGTTGCCGAACCCGAACTGCTGGACGACACCGAAACCCGTTCGTTCATTGCGCCGTTCGTGATTGAGCGCGCCATCAAAGACGACGAAGATGACGACGGGCTCACGCTCACCGGCTATGCAGCAGTCTTCAACTCGCCGACCCGCATCGCCGGAATGGGTGGCGAGTTCACCGAAGTGATCGCACCTGGCGCGTTCCGACGCACCATCCGAGCGCAGCGCCCGGTCATGCAGTTTGATCACGGCCAGCATCCGCTCATCGGTTCGCTGCCCATCGCTGCTATCCGTTCACTGTCCGAGGACGAGCGTGGCCTGTATGTGGAGGCCCGAGTCTTTGACAACTGGCTGACCGAACCGCTCCGTGACGCCATCCGTGAACAAGCCATCGACGGCATGAGTTTCCGGTTCTCCGTCGTCAAAGACTCATGGACGAAAACCGAACAGGGCGACCGTGTGCGCACCCTCAAAGAGGTGCGGCTGTACGAACTTGGCCCTGTCGTCCACCCGGCCTACGGCGATACCTCGGTTGCGTTGCGCAGCCTTGAGCGCGCCACCGGCCTCATTCTCGCCACTCCCGAAACACCCGCCGAACTCGGCACTGTTGACGGACCCGGCTTGCCCGACCCGGCTACGAGCCACTCGGTGCGCACCAAGAACCAACGACTGGCACTTGCCAGCACAATCCCGCAGAGGAGCAAGCCATGAGCGACAAGCTCACCGAACTCCAGGCACGGATCGAGGCCCGTCAGGCCGAGATCGACACCCTGGCCAACATGGACAACATCACCGAAGAGCAGGACGCCGCCCTTGGCGGTCTGCTGGACGACCAGCGCAGCGACGTGGCCGAGCGTGACCGCCTTGAGGCCCGCAACGTCGCCATCGCCGAGATCCGCAGCAAGGCCCAGTTCACGCCCGGTGTGGCCCCGACGTTCGTTCGCAAGGCCGAGCAGCCCGCTCCGACCGAGGTGCGCAGCCTCACCCGCACCGAGGCCCGTGACGCCGCCATGCGCATCCTTGACGGTGCAGACGGCGACCTCGTGTCGGACGCCAACAAGGGCCATCTGGAGACGATGGTTCGCAGCCGCACCATCAACGCCGACGGCGACGCCATCGCCCGCCGCATCCTGCTCACCGAGAACGAGCACTACCGTTCGGCGTTCGCCAAGGGCGTCACGCAGGCGCAGCCGGCGTTCACCTCCGAGGAGGCCCGTGCCCTCTCCGAGTTCCGTGCCGCCTCCATCGGCACCGACTCGGCTGGCGGCTTCGGCGTTCCGGTGCTGATCGACCCGACCATCCTCATCACCTCGGGTGCAGCCGACGTGCCGGTGCTGCGTGTCGCCCGCATCGAAACCATCACCAACGACGAGTGGAAGGGCGTTTCGTCCGCCGCTGCCGCATGGTCGTGGGACGGCGAAGCCGGTGAAGTCAGCGACGACATGACCACGCTGGCGCAGCCGAACGTCGTGGCGCACAAGGCTCAGGCGTTCATCCCGTACAGCATCGAGGTGGGCCAGGACTACCCGAACTTCGCTGCCGAGATGAGCCGCCTGCTCGACCAGGGCTACATCGACCTCATGGCGTCGGCGACGATCACCGGCTCGGGCTCCAGCGCCCCGTTCGGTATCTTCACCGCCCTCGATGCCAACACCAACGTCGAGGTCGTGGTGACCACCGACGGCGCATTCGGTGCCGTGGACATCGACAAGGTGTGGGCTGCCCTGCCCGAGCGGTATCGCCGCAACGCCGTCTGGTTGATGAACGTGGACGTGGAGAACGAAATCCGTGCCTTCGGCTCGGGCACCGCCACCTCCCGCTTCACCGTCGATCAGACCCGTGAGGGCATCAGCCTGCTGAACGGCAAGCCGGTCCTGCTCTCGGACTCGGCTCCGACGTTCACTGGCACCACCGGAGCAAGCAACCTGCTCGTCGTCGGCGACTTCAGCAACTACCTGGTCGCCCAGCGTGCCGGCATGAACATCGAGCTGGTGCCGCACCTGCTCGGTTCGAACCGTCGCCCCAGCGGCCAGCGCGGCTGGTACGCATGGGCTCGTGTCGGTGCCGACTCGATCAACGACCTCGGCTTCCGACTGCTCCAGAACCAGTGACGGCCTGACGGCGGCGAGGCTCCCCCTTCCCTCGTCGCCGTCACCTCCGTTCGCCCCGACCTGACCGGGCTGGCAGGTCGGGGCACCAGCCCATCCCAGCCCATCCAGCCCCAAGGAGGCCGCAATGGCACCCAACTATCCACAGTTCAAGTACGCCGCCACGACGACTTCGGTCAATCACGGCGGCATTGTCGTCCGTCTGATCGAAGGCGATCCGTGGTGGGCCGACGACCCGTTTGTGAAGGCCCGACCGGAACTGTTCCGAGATCGTCCCGCCGTCGTGTATGGGCGTCGTCCGGTGGAGCAGGCATCTGCCGCTCCCGGCGAGAAGCGCCCCAAGTCGTGAGCAAGCGCCGCCCGCTACCGGCGGCAGTCACCGCCGCATACGTCCACGACATCGAGGTGGCCTATTCGTGGCACGCCTCATTTCTCGGGCTTATCCAACACGACCTGGCGAACCATCAGCGCATCATTCGTGGCGGCTTCATGGGTGTCCGCTACGGCACTGGCGGCATTGTGGAAGCACGCAACATGGTTGCCCGCCGCTTCCTTGCCGACACCCGAGCGGACTGGCTGTGGTGGATCGACACCGACATGGGCTTTGCGCCCGACACCGTGGATCGACTGATGGCCGTTGCCGACCCGGTGGAACGGCCCGTAGTTGGCGGGCTCTGTTTCGCCAACCGTGAAGTGGAACCGGACGGCATGGGCGGCTTCCGCACCGCACCCGTCCCGACGATCTACTACTTCGCATCCGAGGAAGGCGGCAAGTCGGGTTTCAATGCTGCCCGCCAGTTCCCTTCCGACACGCTGCTCCCTTGCTCAGGTACCGGCTCGGCCTGTCTGCTCATTCACCGTTCGGCATTGCAGGCAGTTGCCGACAAGTACGGCGAAACCTGGTATGACACGATCCCGGCCAAATCGCTCGGCGCAACCAGCACCATCAGCGAAGACCTCGCACTGTGCCTTCGGATGGGCGCACTGGACATTCCGATCCACGTGCACACCGGCATCACCACCACCCATCTGAAGCCGATCTGGTTATCGAATGAGCATTACAGCGGTTGAGGTGCCGCCGTTGGCGGTGGACATCATCGTGCCAGTGCTGCACCGGCCGTGGCAGGCCCGACCGTTCATGGAGTCCGTGCGAGAACCGCAGGCCCGAGTGATCGTGGTGGCAGAGCCCGACGACTTGGAAACCGTCGCCGAATGGATCTTGGCCGGCGCATTCGTTCACATTGAAGAATCGGCGCACACGTTCGCCGAGAAGGTGAACGTCGGCTATCGGGTCGGCCAATCGCCGTGGCTGCTGCTGGTCGGCGACGACGCACGCTTCACCGACGGCTGGTTGGATGCTGCGCTGGACACCGCCTCGGCAACTCGTGCCGCCGTCGTAGGCTCCAACGATGAAGCCAACCGGCGAGTGGTGCGCGGCCAGCACACGTGTCACCCGTTTATTCGGCGCAGCTATGTGGACGGGCTCGGCGCATCGTGGGACGGCCCTGGCATTGTCGCCCACGAGGGCTACCGGCACAACTTTGTGGACGACGAGATTGTGACCGTCGCCAAGCAGCGTGGCCTTTGGGCGCACTCACCGAAGTGCGTCATCAAGCACCTGCACCACATTTACGGTTCCGCAAGCAAGGATTCGGTCTATGCGCTCGGCCAATCCACGACGGAACAGGATCGGGCGTTGTTCAATCGCAGAATGAGGGATCATGCACAGTGAAGTCGTCCAGTTCTTGCAGCAATGCCAAGAGGTGCCGTGGCTCGGCGCGAGCGTGTACGAAGTTGGTGCGCTGGATGTGAACGGACAGGCCCGTGACATCGTGCCGCAAGGCTGGCGCAAATGGGTCGGCTTCGACCTTGTGGCGGGCCCGGGCGTTGATCATGTCGGCGACGCCGCCGAGCTGCTGCTTCAGCATCCGCAGTGCGATGTGATGGTGTCCACCGAAGTGCTTGAACACGCACCGGAATGGGCGCACTTGCTGACCGTCATGTGCGACCGAATCGTGTCAGGCGGCTACCTCGTTCTCACCTGCGCAGGTCGTGGACGCAAGCCGCACGCCGCCGACGGCTCGCCAGGCGGACCACATCCCGGCGAGTGGTATCGAAACGTGACACTGGAAGAGGTGGAGGCTGTAGCAGCAGCAGCAGGCGTCATGCGAGAATGGGGCGAAGAAGGCTGGCCCGGAGATACCCGTTTCCTTGGGAGGAAGCAGTGACGAACATCGTGACCGAGGCGCAAGCCAAAGAGTGGCTTGAGATTGCCGACTTCGTGGACGACCAGCGCATCGGCTTCATCGTCGCATCCGTGTCCGACATGATCGCCCGGTACTGCGGCAGGTCGTTCGTTGTGGACACTGCCCAGTCGGCAACCGCCCGCTATTTTCGTCCGCTGGACGAAATCACCTGCCACATTGACGACTGCTGGCAGATCACCGCCGTGGCAACAGATGACGCCGACAACGCCACATGGTCAACCACGTGGACAACTGCCGACTACTACCCTGACCCGCCGAACGGTGTCGGCGTGGACGGCACCACCGGCTGGCCGTACACGAAACTGGCGGCAGTCGAGTCGTACACGTTCCCGCTGACAAGCCGGCCTGCCGTCAAGGTCACCGGCAAATGGGGCTGGCAGGTGCTACCCGGTGACATCCGCATGGCCGCTCTCATGCTGGCCGCCGAGCAGTACCGTGCAAAGTCGGGCGGCTTTGACACGTTCACCACCGATGGCGGTTTCACGCAGATTCGCCGGAACCTGCTGGTGCGTGACCTGTTGCAGCCCTATCGCCGTCTGTCGGCGAACGATGCAAGGTTCATGCTCGGCTGATGGCATCCATCTCCACCATCCGCACAGCGTTGCAGGAAGCCATCACCGACGTTCCGCTACGCTGCTACGACCACTTCCCTGCCAACCTCAACCCGCCGTGCGCCATCGTCGGTATGCCAACCGAATACGTCCCGAACGACACGTTCGGCGACACGGCACGCATGGTGATCCCGGTCTCGGTCTACGTCGGCTACGCCAGCAATCGTGCCGCCGAAGATGCACTTGAGTCGTACCTGTCCACCTCGGGCACCGGCTCCGTCATCGTTGCCATTGAAGACATCTCCACCGGCTACACGGTGCGCAGCATCCGAGACTTCGGACTAGTCGAGAACTCCAACGGCCAGACCGTGGCGCTCGGCTGCGTGATCGAGGTGGACGTTCTCGCTTGAAAGTTCTCGTCGTCCATCCCGGCCCACATTTCTCGGTGGCAGATGTCCACAACGGTCTGCTGAAAGGGCTACGTCAGCAAGGCGTAGATGCCCGAGAGTTCAATCTGCACGACCGCCTCAACTTCTACAACGAGGCTTGCATTCTTCGGCATGACGGCTACGTGCGCGCATTCGCTCCCGAAGCTGCAAACGCAATGGCGATCAAGGGTCTTGAGTCGGTGCTGTACGAGTGGTGGCCCGATGTGGTGATCATCGTCAGCGGTTTCTTCATCACGCCCGAAGTGTGGGGAGTGCTGGCCCGCCGACCGCATCACGTCGTCCTGTGGTGCACCGAATCCCCGTACGAAGACGACCGCCAGGCACAACCGGCCCGCTATGCCGACACGGTGGTATTGAACGACCCAGTGCATCTTGAATCGTTCCGTGACGACGTGAACGAACGCACCTACTTCTTCCCGCACTCATACGATCCCGACGTGCACCGACCGCTGCCCGCCGATCCGAAACTGGCGTGCGACTTCGCATTTGTCGGCACCGGCTTTCCGTCACGGATCGAGTTCCTTGAGCAAGTTGACTGGTCGGGCATCACCGCCAATCTGGCCGGCAACTGGCAACAACTCACCGACGGCTCACCGCTGGCCCCGATGCTGCTGCACCAGCGTGAACACTGCATCGAGAACGCCGACGCCGTACGGCTGTACAACTCGGCCACGATCAACGCCAACCTGTACCGACAGGAAACGTCCGAGGGCGGCACCGCTGACGGCTGGGCGATGGGGCCGAGGGAAGTGGAACTGGCCGCCTGCGGTGCGTTTTTTCTGCGCAATCCTCGTGGCGAAGGCGACGAGTTGTTTCCGATGCTGCCAACGTTCACCGAACCGGGCGAGTTCTCGGAGCTGTTGCGGTGGTGGTTGGCTCATGATGCTGCCCGCACCGATGCCGCCATTCGTGCGCAGGCCGCCATCTCGCACCGCACCTTTGGCAACACGGCTGCCAGGCTGTTGCGTATCATTGAGGGCGTCGGCAAAGTTCCACGCTGAGAGGACACTGAATCAATGGCACGCATCGCAGGGCGCAACGGTCGCCTGTACGCCAACATCACCAGCGGCGGCACCGCCGAACCGATCGCATTCCTCAACAACTGGTCGCTGTCGTTCACGACCGACAACATCGAGGTAACCGCATTTGGCGACAGCCACAAGACCTACGTCTCGTCGCTGCCTGACGTCTCCGGTTCGTTCGCCGGGTTCTACGACGACGCCACCGCACAGACCTACACGGCTGCGACCGATGGCGTGGCCCGCAAGTTCTACCTGTACCCGGACAACACGTCGACCGGCAAGTACTGGTTTGGCACCGCATTCTTTGACTTCTCCGTGTCGGCCGACGTGGGTGGCGCAGTTCAGGTGTCGGGTGACCTTGCCGCTGCCTCGGTGGTTGCAAAGGTCGGCTGATGCCTGCGGGCACCAAGCCGCTCAGCGCGCTCGGCCCGACATTCACCAAGATGGGGGAAGCTGCTCAGCGTGGCATCGTGTCCGGCGTGGAAGCGGGCACAAACGTCCTGCACCGCTACGTCACCGTCAATGGTGCGGCATATCACATCCGTGGCCGACGTGGCGACAAGGTGCGGCTAACCGCCAAGAAGGACGTGCGAGGCTTCAAATCGTCACAAGGCGCTGTGGTGCGTGGCGCAGTATTCGGCATTCCCGAAGGATTCTGGGCCATCGTAGAACAGGGCTCCGGTGATCACATCATCGTGTCTCGACAGTTGCGCAACGCACGCACCACCAAGTCTGGCAAGGTGCGCACCAGCATCGGAGCCCGAACCGTCTCCCGACGCATTGAGCAAGGCAAGTCGTTTGCCGACGTGCGCCCGGTGCGCACACCGTATGGGCCACGCCAGTTTGTGCATCATCCTGGCCATCGTCCGATTGGCAGTCCGTGGGAACGCTCAATGCGCCAAAGTGCGCAACCTGTCGCCGACGCCATCGCCGCCGACGAAGCAAAGCAACTCATCAAAGCATTCGTCTAACGAAAGGCCAGCCCATGCCGTTCTACTTCAAGCATTCAGGCAAACAAATCGACCTTGAGGATCTTCCGCTGGCCCGCTGGGTGACGATCCAAGAGCAGACCGGCCGCCAGTGGCACGAGGTTCTTGGTGCGAACGTTCTCGGCGACGCCAAAGTTGCGTCAGCAGTTGCCGAGCAGGCCGCCGCCGAACTCGGCATCGAACTGCCGGCCTTGTCGCTACGCCAAATGTTGGACGTGATCGTGTTCCAGCCTGCCGACAATCTGCCCGCCGAATACCAGGACGGCATTCCCGACCCAAAAGCAGCGGCTACCGAACCGGCGACAATCTGATCGTGTGGGCTGCGAGAATGTTTCAATGGCCGCCCGACGTGACGAAGCGTCAGTCGTTGCGTGACCTGCGGCTGTTGACACATTCGTACGACTAGGAGGCGACATGGCTATCGGGACTGAGGCGCGCAGCACGTTCCTTGCCATTGTCAAGGGCGACGCTTCGCAGGCCATCACCGAGTTCAAGAAGCTTGATGGTGCGGTCACGAAGTCGACGCATGGGGCGTCGGGTGGTGTCGGCAAGTTCCAGTCGGCTATGCAAGGTCTGAAGGCCGAGTTGATGACCGCTGCTAAGTCGCCTGCCGTGTTTGCGGGTGGCGTTGCTGCGGCAGGCGCTGTGGCGATCATGGCCGCCAACAAGTTCTCCCAGATGGGCGTGCAGGTCGGCAAGTTCAGTGATGCGACAGGAGTTGCAACAACCACGGCCAGCCGCTGGCTTGAGGTGGCAGGGGATATCGGAATCAGTGGCGATTCTTTGACTGGGGTCTTCAACAAACTCAACAAGTCCATTGATCCCAAAGTGTTCAAGGAACTTGGCGTGGAGATTGCGCGCACCAGCGCAGGCAACGTGGACGCCTCCGAAACGTTCCTCAACGTCATTGACCGACTGAACGGCATGACCGACCCGGCAGAGCGCGCACAAGCGGCATCCAAGTTGCTGGGCAAGGGCTGGACCGAAGTCGCCGAACTGATCAATATGTCGGCCGACGACATTCGTACCAACCTGAAAGCCGTCGGCGACGAGAAGGTGTTTGATCAAGCCGAGGTGCGTCAGTCTCGGGACTATCGAGCAGCGATGGACAACCTCAACGATGCCTTTGAGGAAATCGTCATCACGATTGGCAAGGAGTTCGGGCCGGCCATCGGCACCGCAGCGGATGCACTGGCATTCTTGGTTCGGCAGTCAAAAAATGCGTGGCAAGCTTTGACGCCATTCAACGAGGGCGACCCTTTCGGCCAGCAGCCAATGCGCGATGCTGCGCAGGCCGCACGAGACATGGGCCAGGCGTTCTTCACTACGCAAGTCGCAGTCGAAAACAACATCACGTCGTTTGATCAGATCTTCATGGATCTTGAGGATGGCAAATACACGATTGACGACATAACAAAGTCCATCGCCAGTTATCAGCAGTACGCCGCTGAGGCGCTGAAAGAGACGGCCGGGTTTGGTGATGCGGCAGCGGCATCGCAGCGTTACCTTGGACTGTTGGCGCAGAACACTCGTGAGTCGGCCGACGCCGCCACAGACCTCAGTGGCGGCGCACGGCTTGCTAGGGAGCAACTGAAACTGTTGCAAGATCAGATCGACGGCCGCAAGTCGTTCATCAATCTTCAACAGCAGCTTCGTGACAACGCCACCAAGATCGCCGACCTCAAGACTGAATACGAGTCGGGCAAGATCAGTGCCGAGGACTATTACCTCGGGGTGGCAGACGCGGCGCTGGAGTCGCAGGGCGCAGTGGCCGACTACGTTGCCGAGCTGGACTCCATCTCGGAGGAAAAGAAGGTTGAGTTGTTGGCGGCGTTTGATCCTGCTGCACCGGCTGCGACGATCAACGCGATCCAGAACTATGCCGACACTCATGCGATCCAGTTGAGGTTTGAAACGGATCGTGAGACTCGCCGACTGTTCGCAGGCACAACAGGGCAAGGCGATGTTGGCTACGAACGCAGAGCCAGCGGTGGCCGCAGTCGTGGCGGCCTGACACTGGTCGGCGAGTACGGTCCTGAGATGGTGAATCTGCCCGCTGGGGCGATGGTGTCCACCGCTGCACAAACCCGGCAGATGCTGTCCGGTGGCGGCGGCATCACCGTCGTCGTCAACGCACCAGTCGGAGCGAACATGATCGAGGCGGGCCGACAGGTCGCCGACGCATTGAACGACTACTACCGGTCTGGCGGGCAGCGAGTCGCATGAGCGCACTGTTTGATGGGGCCACGATCACGGTAGAGGTGGCGTTCGGTGACGCACCACTGACCGCTAACGCATCGTGCACGTGGACTGACATCACCGACGACGTGCGCAGCATCGCCATCCGTCGTGGCCGGGATAGCGAACTCGGCACCTATTCGCCAGGTTCATGCAATCTGCAAGTGGACAACCGCACCCGACGCTACGACCCGTCCAACAGTGGCAACAGCGCGCCCTACCTCGGGAACCTGTTGCCGATGCGCAAGCTGCGAGTGAAAGCAACATCGGGCGCGACGACAGCCACGATCTTCACCGGCCACGTGTTGGGCTGGCCGATTGAGTATCCCGGCATGAAGGACTCAATCGTGACGCTCACGGCTGTTGATGCGTTCCGGCCTTTGACGCAGATGGAGCCACCGCACACCGCCTATGAAGCCGAGGTGCTGGGCGACACGCCCGCCGGATATTGGCGGCTTGATTTGATTGATGAGGGCGGTTTCTCGCCGGCCACCGCAGGCAACTTTGACGCACGCAACTTCAACCGTGGCGACCCGTCGTTCTTTGATCCTGCCGATTTGACGATCACGCGACCGGCCGGCGTGGAATCCACCATCGCCAACGCTGGTTGGGTGGTGGAGAACTTTCCGACTGCTGCACCGAAGAGCATTGAGGGCTGGTGGTGGAACCTGTACCAAGGCATCTATGCCGGTACGAACATTGCTCGGGCAGCGTTGGATTCCACGAACTGGATTCGGGTCGCTATCGGCGATCTTGATGGCACCGTGTCGGTTGGCTACTCCAACTCTGCCGACAACCGCTACTTCACCTATGCCTCAACCGGCTTTGTGATTGTGCAGCCGTCGGCGCACATCGTGCTTGCCGCCGACACGACGAACCTGACGCTGTATTTGAACGGGCTGCAAGTGTGGCAGGGCGCACTGTCGGTCGGCACGTCTACTAATACGTTTGCGGCGTTGCCGCCGCCGTCGGTGCAGGCCGTGGTGCAGCCTCGGGCGGGCTCCACCATCAGCCCCGGTCTGTACGGTCTGGCCGTCTACTCCGGTTCACTGACCTCGACGCAAGCCAGCGACCACTACCAGGCCGGTTTGACCGGATGGGGCCATCCGACAGGCGACCGTGCAGGTACTCGCATCGGGCGCATCTTGGATGCCGTCGGCTGGCCCGCAGGCGACCGGGCGCTGTCCACCGGCTCCACCGTTCTTGGCACGTTCACGAACGGCTCCAACACGCTGCAAGCCTGCCAGCAAGTAGCCGACGTGGAACAGGGCCTGTTCTTTATCGACGGCGCAGGCAACGTCGTGTTGCGGGATCGCCAATGGCAGTGGACGAACTCGGCGGCCACCACGGCGCAGACAACGTTCGGCGACTCCACTGGCGAAACCGGCTACGCCGACATTCAGATTGACGGCAACCATCTCGACTATCTGCGCAACGTTGTCACCGTGAGCTATTCGGCAGGTGCTGTCGTCGTCAAGGATGCCACCTCGGTCGCTGCCTACGGCGAACAAAGCGACTCGGTGTCGGCGAACTTTCTGCCGACATGGGGCGGCTATGTGGCTCGCCAGTTGGGGGCGTTCCGGTTGCGTGCCCGTAAAGATGTGGCGACCCGCATCCCGATGATCCGCATCAAGCCTCGCAAAGCGACCAGCACTTATCTGCCAACGCTGCTCGGCCTTGAGTTGGGTGAACGTGTCGTGGTGAATCGCCGTCCGACCGGTGGCAGCGGATCGTTCTCGCTGTCGTGCACCGTGCAGGGCATTCATCACAACATCGCCGCAGACAACTGGACCACAACGCTGTACCTCTCGCCGATTCTCTCGTCCTATTCCGAAGCGCCCTATCTGACTATGGGCGACGCCACCTATGGCAAGATAGGGGCGACTGCTGCAAACAAGGTGCCTTACTAGGAGCAAGCCATGCCCGATTCAGGAATCAGTGACGGCAGCGTCTACACATCTTCGTTTCATGACACCTATGTGCGCCAGCAGGTGGTTGCGCAGGTCACGTCGGGCACTCGACCGACCGGCGTAGAAGGCCGACTGATCACCGAATCCGACTCTGATCGGCTCATGGCCTATTCTGGTAGCGCATGGGTACGTGTCGGCAACTACAGCAGCAGCGGCCGCACCGGATTCAATCTGGGCCGAGTCGCCTCGCAATCAATCAGCGGCGGCGCAACGACGTTTACAGCAATCTCGTTTGATACGGAACTAACCGACACTGATGGATTCATTGCTGTCACGGCAGACACGATCACTGTTCCAGCAGGGCTCGGCGGCATCTATGCGATGACAGGAACTGTCAGTTGGGCCACGGCACCTGGCACCAACAGCAGCATTGAGATTTACAACGTGACGACTGGCAACATTTATCGGCAGGCCGTCGGCGCTGCATCACAAATGACGAGCTGCGCCGTGTCGGTGATCATTGCTCTTGCGGCATCCGATCAGATTCAGTTGCGTGTCTCGCACGGTGGCGGTTCGGCAGTCAACGTGACATCCCTCTTTCAAGGCTGGATGATGTCGCCGTGAACCTGTACCTGACCGACATGGCCGACGCATTGAAGGCGGCAGGGCTGCGAGTGATGACCGTGCCCGGTTGGGAAACACGCGCCTATCCCAAGTTCGGCGGCTATCAGCAACGCCCGACCCATGTGATGGTGCATCACACGGCCAGCAAGACAACGCCAGCGAACGACCTGAACTACATCCTCAACTCGCCACTGTCGCCCATCGGCAACATCTACCTAGATCGCACCGGAGTCGTCTGGCTGGTCGCTGCCGGCGTGGCGTGCACCAACGGCAAAGGCTCCTCGACGCCGTGGAATGGTGGCGTACCGGACAACGCCATGAACGGCTACAGCATCGCCATCGAAGCCGCCAACGACGGCATCGGCGAATCGTGGCCGAAGATGCAGACCGACGCCTACGTGCGGCTGTGCGCCGCCCTGTGCGCCGCCTACGACATTCCGAACCGTCACGTGCGCGCCCATTGGGAATGGGCACCGGGCCGCAAGATTGACCCGGCAGGCCCGTCGCCGTGGGCTATCGGCAAAGCATCATGGAACATGGATCGTTTCCGCGCCGACGTGGCAGCGGTAAACCTGCCCGTCACCGTGGAGGATGACATGATCATTGAGAACCCGCCTCGCCGTGCCTACGACTCTCGCCAGTCGCAGCCGCTTGCAGCAAACGAGCAGCGTCTGATTCCGTTGGGTGCGGCGTGTCGGGCCGCAATGGTCAATGTGATTGCGGTGGCACCTGGCGGCAACGGCTATCTGGTGGCATGGGGCGCTGGTGCGAAGCCGACCGCCAGCTCTGTCAACTTCACGACCGGCACCACCATTGCCAACGCTGTGGTGGTTCCCGTCGTGAACGGCTGTATCACGGTGTCGGCAACGGTACAGACCCATGTGGTGATCGATGTGCAGGCGGTGTGGCCGTGACGGCGCTCGGCACCGCCGAGGCGACGGTGCTGGCTGCTGTCGTGCCGGTGCTGGTGGTGCAGGCGGTGCAGGTGTGGCAGGCGATGCAGGCCCGCAAGCAATCAAAGGCGGCCGCCGAACAGTTCCGCCCGAACGGCGGGTCGTCGTTGCGTGATGCCGTCGACCGCCTCGAGTTCAAGGTCGACAAGTTGCATGACCGGCACGACCATCTGGCCGACCGCATCGTCCTGATCGAAGACTACGTCACGAAGCCGAGGAGCATCTGATGCCCGTAATCACTCAAGCACCCGCAACGCTGAACCTCGTCGGCGTGGTCGGCGATGACCTGACCGTCACGCTTGGCATCACCGAGAATGGTGCCGACTACTCGTGGACTGGCGTCACGATCACCACTGGCATCTCATCGGGTGGCACGCTGGTTGCCACGAACTGGACGACTTCGACGCCATCAGATGGCGTGCTGGTGTTGTCATTGACGGATGCGCAGACGACGACGTTGGGTGCGGCGACGTATCAGTTCTATGTGCAGTTTACGAAGGCTGGCGCGACTCGTTCGCTGATCGCTGGTGCTTTGTCAGTGATGGCGGCCGGTTGGGGAGGCACGTCGTCGTCGTCCGCAACGGTCGCTGCCACCTCAATCGCTGTGGACGGCCAGATCACCGGCGCACAAGGCCAGTGGGACACAGCGCAAACGCTCAACGCACAGACCGGCACGTCGTACTCGCTGCTTGCTTCCGATGCGGGCAAGTTGGTGACGCTCACGAACGGTTCGGCCATTACGCTGACTGTGCCGTCTGGCCTTGGTCTTGCTACCGGCCAGCGCATCGACCTTGCCCAGTTGGGTGCAGGCCAGGTGACGGTGGCAGCGTCGGGCACCACTGTGAACGCGACGCCCGGTCTCAAGCTGCGGGCGCAGTATTCGGCGGCGTCGCTAATCGTGACCGGCACCAACACGTTCCTGCTGGTTGGAGACCTCAGTGCCTAGCACCGTCGGGATTGTCGCCTCGGGCGAGGATGTGCTGAACGACGCCGTGTTCTGGATTGATGCCGGCCGGTCGTCGGTGTCGTCGGGCGCGCTCACAAATCTGGGTACGGGCGGCTCGGCGCTGAACGCAGTGTTCGGCAACAGCACGGGCACCGACTCGTTCGACCCGGCGCTGCTGACGCACACCGGCACCAACCACCTGTACCTGCCGGGTGTTGCCGCCAACTATGCCTCTAGGGCTGCCGATCCTGCGCTGAACATTACGGGCGACATTGAGATTGTGTGCCGTGTTGCTTTGACTGACTGGACTCCAGCAACTGAAAAAATGTTGGTATCCCGCTGGGACAGTCCAAGTAGCCAACGATGTTTCATCTTGAGAATCTCAACAAGTGGGATTCCATATCTTACTTGGTCAGCAGATGGCACGACAGGGCTCAGCGCAATCCCGTCTGGCGGGCCTGCGTTCGTTGATGGTACTACCTATTGGTTGAAAGCCACTCTTGACGTTGATAACGGGGCTGCTGGTTCGACTGCTCGCTACTACTATGCGGATGATTCTGCAACTGAACCGACTGTGTGGACACAGTGGGGCGCAAATGTGGTTACTGCCGGTGTTACGTCACTGTTTGCGTCATCGACCGCAGCCCTAGAGGTCGGAGCATTCAATAACGGTTCCGCTGGTATGGCGACTGGAAAGTTCTACCGGGCCATCGTCCGCAACGGCATCGGCGGCACCACTGTGTTTGATGCCGACTTCACCACCGGCATCACCAGCGGCGGCCAGACCACGTTTACTGAGTCGTCGGCGAACGCTGCCACGGTCACGATCAACCGGGCCACATCGGGCCGCAAGAGCGTTGCGGTGGTGCGGCCGATACTGTTGTTCGGCACGGACGACTTCATGGAGGTTTCTGCCGACCCTGAGGGTGCGTATCTGCAAACCTCGGGTGTGGCAGGTCAGTATGCGTCTAGCCCGTATGTGTCTGCCGATACGGGGACGGCAACGTCGGGTACGACCACGACGTTGACGGATACTGCGAAGGCGTGGACTTCAAGTCTGTTTGTGGGCCGTCAGGTGCGGATTACTGGTGGGACGGGTGTCGGCCAGTCTGGGATTATTACGGCGAATACGGCGACCCAGTTGACAGTTGGTGTGGCGTGGGCTGTTGCTCCTGACGCGACTTCGACGTATGTGGTGGAGTCGGCGTTTCAGGTGACAGGCGATCTTGAGATCGTGGTTCGTGTCAATCTGACCGACTGGACTCCAGCAACTGAAAATATGTTGGTATCCCGCTGGGACAGTCCAAGTAGCCAACGATGTTTCATCTTGAGAATCTCAACAAGTGGGATTCCATATCTTACTTGGTCAGCAGATGGCACGACAGGGCTCAGCGCAATCCCGTCTG